CGCTCTCGCCCGAGTGAAGTGCGCTTGAGACTGACCCTAGTGCAGAAAGCAAAACAAGACCGAAGTGCTTGTCACCAATAGGTGCTTTGAGACTTGCTTCAGCCCATTGTTTGGTGATAACTGACCCCACTGTATCTTCAATAACGCCATATGCTTGCTCATCGAATATTTTGGTATCCTTATCATCAAGTGTAAGCTCTGAAAATGGAATCCAAAATGTCGCAGTTGATTGCGCTGTCCCGCGTGCGGTTTCTTTTGCTAGTCCAACTTGGAAGAGTCTTCCGATTCCTTTTGCCATATATTTTCTGTAGTGTTAGTTTTTGGTAATTCGACCTTTTCTTCTTCCCACTTTTCTGTCGCTTCTTCGAGGTTGTCAGCTTCGATTGTTTTTGGTTCATACTCCATACTTCCCGGGAAGAAGAATTCTTGAGAACCTTGGAGTGCTTTTGTTTTTTCTTTAAGTTGCATATTAGAAATATAAACTTATATTTGAGTGTGCCTTTATTTCGACCGTGAATGTGATGTAGGTTCTGTCTTGGCTATTGATCGAGTCAGGTGTACTGGTTGCAGGTTCGAGACCAGCATCAGCAAACCCACCGAGAGTTGGATCGTTATCGAATGCTTGAAGTATTGCTTCACACAGAGTTTCTACATCGCTTGATGAGTTCACATCTTCGCCACGCATTATCACGAGCAAAGTGAATGTGTAGGTGCGGATGTTATCGCGATTGGTACCCACAACAGAATCAGTACTTCCTGTTGAAAGTATGATCGCGGGAAATTCGGGAATATCTCTATCTATGATAGGGTTTGATTTGATATCATCAATGACGGTAAATCGAATCACCCCCTGACTTTGTAGGTCAGTGAGTTTCGAAAAGATATTGTCTTTGATTTGAGTTGCGCGTACTGCTGGCATAATTTATTTGATTATTTTTGTAATTTCGTCAAGTATCAAATCCCCTGCATGTCTGAATACTTTTTGCACATCGGCATTTGATTTCTGAAGTATCTTTTTCATGAATGGATTTGCTTTGGTCGGTCTCGACATTTGTGCAAAGACTTGCACCCCACCACCGCTTTTCCATGACAAGGACTTTTTTGTTTTTGGGAATATCGCACCACGACCATATTCAACGAGCGGTGCATAGCGTGCTGTCGGAAACCATCTCGCTTGCAGTTTTCCTGATTGAAATCTGAAACTATGGAGGAGGTTTCCCGTACGCCATGGGACCGGATCATCTTTGAGCGTATGTTTTCCGAAGACTGCTTGACTGGCATCAACTGCTTTTTGCAATACGTTTTCTGCTATCTTTGGATATCGTTTCAATGATTGAGTAAGCGCATGGAGGTTTTCAATTTGAACGGTGAATTGTGCCATATTAGGTAAGTGTTGGGATGTGTTTGTGGCGGTTGATAATCGCCACATCAATGTCATCAAGTCCATCCTTCCAGTTGATTTGAGCCCCATCAAATCCTTCATTCATCTTGCCTTCGGATTCTCTCTTTTTGAATTCGCGAATTACGAGGCGTTCTACAAGATCTGAGACATCGCTCGGTAATGTATGACTATTTTCGTCATAGTAATTGTCCCAGTCGATCAAATATCCAGCCAAATATGAGACTTTTACATGCTTTGGCAGTCCGTCCGGCACTTCTATGATTCCAGATTTTCCATCTTCGAGTAATTCCCATGTGTCAGGGTACATATCACTCCAGAGTGGATTTGTCGGTGTACCCATTCGATATTGGAATGAGGACACGCTCTCTACTGGAGAGTTTTTAAGGATCAAAAACTGTTCGTCTGCATTGTGGATCGCATAGACTTCATCGGTGTATGTAGTCTGTTTGAATCTGCGATTGCACTGTCCTTCCACATAGTCAGTCATCGCATTTATCAAACTCGCAAACAGTTCGTCAAAGTTCTCTGACTGTATTGTCAGACGAACTCGGCGAACGCGATCTACACTGGTCAGTGCATATGAGTATGGTGTTGTTGCTGGCATATATGTGGTCTTGAATCTCGGATACTCTCTCCTTGCAATGCAAAGAAAGAGAACCGAGATTCAAATGCAATTAATTAACAGGTGTTTTGAATGCTCGACCAAATGCAAACGTTGCCGAACAGTTTGTTGATCCACCACTTGAGTTGATCACTGCTCGCAAATACCTTTTTCGACTTCCAGTGTTGAGTCCTTCTAGTCGCAGAACTTGCGTGGTATCAGGATCAGTCACCGTCAGTGTGGTATTTGGTATTGCAGTCCAGCCGCTACTTCCATCAGCAGATTCTTCTACAGTGAAGATATAGCTTTGACCAAATCCAAAACTTCCAACGGATGCGGCAAGTACACCACTGCCAAAGCCTAAGCTGTCGACAGAGTTCCCTTGGTTGAATCCACCATAGTTTTGTGGAATAAGTGAAAGAATAAATTTCACATTGTCGTATATTGATTTCATACTATTCGTTTGGATTAGTTTCTGATAATGGTTCGACTTTTTCGTCTTCGTTTTCGGGTGCATTTTCATCGACTGACTCGGGTGTTTTCTCATCCTCATTTTCGTCAGTCGCAGGTGTTGGTTCTTCACCAGAGGATTCACCTGTCTCTTCAATCGGTTTGAAATACTTTTTGATATATTCTTCGCCGATGTTTTCTGCTTCTTCGTCAGTCAATTCGACAATTGAGCCTTTGTCGTAGCGATCACCTTTGTGTCCGATCGCATGAAGCACTTCGTACGGTTGTTTTATTTCATCAGTCATATATTTTATGAGTTAGAAGTTTTAACGACTACAAATGCTGCACCGAGAGCGACGGTCAGTGCGAGACGTTTCTTGAGTACCAACGCACGCTGGTCTGCAAGAGCGATTTCTTTGCCACCGAATGTTCCTGATTCGTGCTGTGATACGGTCATCTCGCCTTTGTCTCCAAATGCAAGAGCTTTCATATTTCCAAACACGATGAACTTCTTGTTGTTGCCTGACTGAGCAACGCTTGGCATGTGGCGGTTAGTAAACACAGGGAATCCTGCCATTTCACCAGCTGGTTTTACGCCACCTCCGGTTGGATTATTGGTGAGGACTTGAGCGGAGGCTGCACCTGCCTGTGGCAAGATAAAGTTTCCAGCTGCATCTTTTTGAGTACGCAATTTTGCCCACACAGTGCGGTTCATGTACCATGCGGCACCATCGAGTACGGACTCTTCTAGGTTTGCGATTGTGTCAGCGGCATCTACCACTACATCAAATTCTGCAAACGTATCATGTCCTGTCGGAAGTGTGAATGTAGTCACATCAGTGTGGTTCATAATTCCCACAAATGGATTACCTGTTCCAATAAGTCCTTGTTTGTCGATCATATTTGCTACTGATTCACCACCGAGGGCAAGGAGCCAGTCAGCAAGTTGAACATCGGCATCTGCAAGCAGATCGTTTGCGACCACGAATGCAAGTTGCCATTTCTTGGCGATAAGGTTTGCCTGACCGAAGTTCACTCCAGTCAAACTTCCACCTGCATCAAATCCAAGGAATTCACCTTCAAGAAATGATCCGGTGTAATTCGGAATACCTTTTTCGTCAGTTCCCATTGGCCACTTTTGAGCTTGGCTCATGATGAGTCCAACGGATGCAGCGATACGCAAGATTGCAGATTCCACTTCGCGTGATACCAAGTATCCACCACGTGAATCCTGCTCACCAACAAGAGCTTCGTTGGCTTTTGTTTTGATTCCTGCTGCTGCTTTTACTACTTCTACGAACTGGGATTTCTGTTCGTCATTCATCCCGGTTCTATCTTTTCCAAACATCGCACGCTCGAGTTGTAGCTTTTCTACAATCGAACGAGTCTCTCGAGCGACTATCGGTGAAATTGCTTCACCAAGTCTTTTTTCCATCACGTCGTCTACGACGGTTTGAAGCTGTGTTTTGATAGCTTCGATTTGTTTTTCATCCATATTGTTATGATGATGAGTCATGCTTTTCATTAAATTTATGAAGGGCATCACTCGTTACGTTATTAATAATGCGAAGGAGTTGTCGCTCCTTATTCCATTCCTTGAAAGACTTTTTGTCTTCTTCTGATACTTCATTCGACCGAGTATCAGCTTCAAGCGGAGCATCACCCCCAAGGTCAACTACATCGAGTAGTTCCTCCAAGGCAACGAGCGATGACTTTATGCCATCGATAGCTTGCATGATTTTTGTTTTACTTTTTTCTGATAATGTTCTGCCACTTTTTTCACTCTTTTCTGCTTCAGGATCTGTCGGTTCGGGTTTCAATTGGCAGACCAATGTGCCGTCAGAATTCGGTGCGTATACACCATCCTTACCATCATCAGTGATGCAAGGATCACCTTCTTTTGCTTCAGCTTTTTCTGCTTCTTTTTCTTCACAAAAACATTTTGTGATTATTTCTTCACCGACGAATGTCTTCATCAGTGAGAGTGCCATTGGGTTGGCTGGGACCGGCACGAATGAGAATTCAAGAAGTTCTGCCTTAGTTACTCTATTACCATCCATTTCTCGAGCAATAAATCCGACCGATGTGGTACGCAAGATTTTTGCATCATAGAGTTTGCGTACTTGCTGAGCGAATGGATTGGCATCCTCTGGCGCAAAGCGACCCTTTGCAACGAGTTTACCGTCTACCATTTCTATCGAGTCAGTCACACCAATTGGCAATCCTGAGTAATTGTGACCCCATAATACGATCGGATTGTTTTTGTAGTGATTCAAATCCCAGCCAAGTTGATCAACGATCTCGCCTTGTCTGTCTTGATCTGCAGTTGATATAACGACTTCAAAAGTTCCACTGTCGGAAGTTCCATCCTTCATGGTTTTGATAAATGACTGAGTCTCAAGCGTGCTTACATATGCAAATATTTTTTCGCTTATTTCCTGTGTGATTGGTTGTAGTTGTGTTTTCATAAAATTGATAATTATTCGATACTAATGTTTTCAGGTCTTGTATAGCACCGGCAACTGACATGCAGTGGCGGAGTTTCGACTTTGCTATATGTGATTGGTAATGTTGAACCGTCTGTGCCTATCGCTTCGTCACCTTTGTCAAAGAACGAGTCCTCGATGTCGATAGTTTCGCCATGCATCGCATCGCACCAAGGGCAGACGCGGTCATCGACTGCTGTGTACCACTTGATGCTTTTGACTACGCCTGACTGCTTCCATGCTTCACGAGTTGAGTCGTTTCCGATACGGAACACTTCAGTTTGTGCTACTTGTCCAGCACGTACTTCATTGCTGAAGTCATATATCTCTGATATTTTGTCGGTCATTTCAGGTAGTGATAATCCTTCAGCGAGTCCATCTCGCAATACTGTTTTCAAAAGTGAGAGCGTGGTTTGGTTGTAGCTCTCAGACATTAAGCTGATTGCTTTTTCAAGTGACTGAACTACTTCAGGTGTGATACGGAATGATTCGTACCCGACCAACTGTGCAGCAGCTTTTCCTTCTTCTTCATAAAGGTTGTGGAGTATTGGTTTTGACATGTCAGTCATGACACCTATCCACTCTTCGATATCGTATAGATCAGTTTCAGCCGTTGCTTTGCTTTTTACAAAGTTGGTGAGATTTTTTATCACTTCACTTTTCTGATCTGTATTGAAATCAACAATTGCTTTTTTTAATCTTTTTTCGTATGGAGTTACTCTGTGTGCAAATGCTTTGTAGACGGTATCGTATTCGGTTTCGGATAATGTTTGAATGCTTTTTTCTTTAACTATTGGCTCGGGTTCTTTGGTGATAGTTTCAAGAAGTTTTTTTGTGATCTCTTCAGCAATTCCCTTTCGCGCTTTATGATTCTTGGCAAATCGTGACGATGGCTTTTTTGTCATTTCTTTTTTGCTATTCCTTGATACTGATTTTGGTGTTGGTTTACCTAGTGGTACTTTGGAGAAGTCTGTCATGACATTCTCCCCATTATTTACCCCATCTAAGCCGAAGTATTCTTCGCGTGCTTCGTTTACTGATATGACTGGCTGTAGTCCTACTGCCGACTTCATTTCTTCAATGCGTAAGGCTCGATCTTCAGGAACCGGATCTGAGAAGTCCAAGTACAAATCATCACCATATCGTGGTACCAGAAATTCATTGAGCTGTTGAATAACTAACTCGAGCTTTGGCTTTATCGTTCGTGCTGCAAAAACATAGTTTGCAGTCTCGGCTGTGGCACGATTGGTTTCTGATTCTGAGCTTCCGAGAATTGTTTTCGGTACTCTAAATCCTGCAAGTATTTTGTCTCGCATGACACTTTGCATGTTTGCAAAGTCCATATCCTTTGGTGTACTACTTGCTTCATCGTACGATACACCTTTTGGTAGTACCGCAACTCGATACGCATTTCCAGCTCCTTTGTATAAGTTTTCAAATGAGGCACGTAAGACTTTCATCTGACTATCTGTAATCGCACTTTCAGACGATAGTATTCCGCCAAGTCTCGCACCGTTTTTGAAGTAGTTAAGATTTACATCATTTGCAAAGTTGTCAGTTGCTATCCAGTCGATGATTGCTTGTACTGTTCCTATACCTTGGTACTGATCGTTCGGATCAGGATATTTTAAGTGCAGTATTTCATATGGTTTGAACACTTGAGTCTCGCCATTGATTGAATATCTGTAGCCTTTTATAAATTCAGGTAGTGGTGCTGGTATGGGTGCAGCATTACGAGGACTGAGAATAAATATTGCTTTGGGTTTATCAGTCTCACTGGTCACACCATCAAGGAGCCAGTACGAGTTACCTGTTAATTCCAAGTGACTGAGACTCAGATACTTCATGTCGTATCCTGTTTGAAATGGATTCACTCCTTCGAGTAGATCAAGTAATTCGTGATCGAAGATCTCTTCGTGTGTGCCATCTTTTTTGATTTGAAATAATCGGAAGCGTTGGCGTGCTACTTCTTCAGCTATCGCCCGGACGCAGGCGTACACCCATCCGTTGTATGTATCCATGGCTTTGGGTATGGATAGTTTTTGTGATCGTGACCAGAGCATAAATGGATCGCTTTCAGATACACCAGAAACAAGCGAGAGATTCGCTTTGCGTGTGAGACCTATCAAGTTGAGTGTTTTGTCGAGTATATTCATATAACGAAAAAGAGGACTTGTCGCGCAAGTCCACCTCTATGAGATGAGTTTACGTGACAAGTCCTCTTGGTTTTCAAGTCAGACTATTGGGCTATGTTTGAATGAACATATAAATTATAGCGCGCACCGAATTAAACGCGCAAGGCCTAAACTCTTATACAGCTGTGTACAATAAAAAAAGTCGCTTACCTTTGGAGTAAACGACCTTGTGTTTGCCACAAATGTGGACTTTAGCAAAATACAGAAGCAAGTTGAGGTGTTGGGAAAAAATAATCCACTCCATGCTCACTTTTCTTTTCCACCAAACCTTTTTCGATTAGTTTCCAGAAACCATTCACAAGAGATTGTGGGTTACCGGCACCAAACATAAGGGTGGGAGAAAAGATGTTCGTTGTAAGTTGCCCTTCAACCTCAATTGCATCGGCTTTGATTGGTTTTGAAATGAAAAAATATCCAATTCCCAATGTCAGCACAATTTTGGTTCTGTACGACCTCATCGCTTTTGCAAAAGCATTTTCCGCATCCCAGTTGGCATTTTTTGCCTCATTGATTGCGTGGTATTCTTTGAACTCATCAATCCAAACCTGCATAATGTCAGGCCAAGAAATGGCTACAAAGTTTCCCTGTTCTTTTGAAAAGAAAAGTAAGCGTACAGCAGCCTCTTCGGCTTCAGCGTTACCAAATGCTCCGATTGCCATATATTTTTGCAAAGAGAGTTCGCTTGCTTTTGCGGGGAAGCTACCCGTTACAAGAATTGCTTGATTCTGCATCTTTTTTTAATTTAAATGTACACGTAGTCAAAATTGACCTACGTGATATAAAATAGCATAATAATGCCTATTTGTCAAGTATCATCACCATATATTTTAAGGTTTTTGGCATATAAACTTACAATACAGTCACATTGAAGTCATCCCCACTGCCCGGCTTACGCTTGATCGTGTACTCGACAATCATTACCCTTTTATCCTGTACACGGATTACTATTTCGCCATAGGGTATCTTTTCGACAAGTGAAATAATTTCGAGCCAGTCGATGGGTATTTCTCGCAATATGCGAATCGGTTGTTTGTTGTTTGGTTCTATCATATGAGTCCTATTACTTCGGGATTCTGCATCCCTTGTTGCACTAGCCCGAGTATCAAATACACAAATGCATCTACCAAGTCGTCATGCTCTTCAACTCCAAATCCGAGCAGTTGTATGAGCAAGTCCTCACACCCTTTTCGTGGGAATACTACCGTTCCGTTTTGAATATAGATTGCTATTGCTCGCAGTCTCGCTCGCTTGTCGCCACCGGCACGCATTGCAATGACTGGCAAGAGTGAGCGCTCCATCTCTTCGATTGCTGCACGCTGGTATGCCACGTCTTCAACGAAGAACATTCCGAATGGCTTTGTGATCGCTAGAGCTTTTGTCGTTTCGATAGTCTCATGAAATGAAAGCCTTTTATTTATAGGATATGGATTGATATATATCTTGGGTATGCCATCCTGTACGATTGAAGTTCCTGACACCATTGAAGTGTAGTCAGCTGTTTCCTTTTTAGATATTGCAAGATCAATTCCAGTACCTTGTAATCCAGATTCTGCTTCGGGCGGTATAGTGTCGTAGTATGTTAGCCATTCAGGAAGTACGTCAGCACCGTCTTCAGGCACAACTTTGAGCAGATATTCTCGCTGGAATGCATTCCATCCGACACGATCTCTCTGTAGTTCTACCGCTTGCATGTTTGGATATTTCGCTGGCCATGTAATGATTTCTTTTTCTATCAAAGAGTATTCAAGGTGTTTAAAAGAGCTATCTTTTTTCAATCGGGACATCAATGCATCGGCATGCAAATGGTTACCAATAACGAGCAATCGTCCAGTGCTTTCATCTATCGCTGGGATTACTTCACCACGTAGCCAGCGTTCAGTCTTGTCGCGATTTTCCTTTGTTCGTACCCATTCCAAATCTTCAGGGTCATCTACAGTTATCAGCTTTGGTCGGTGTTGATTATGACGCAGTCCACGAACCTTTTGACCTCGGGACCGGGCGAGTATACGTACTCCATTTGAGAGAAGCATGTTTTTTGCTTGCCACTCTTCTTCGCTTTCAAGAGTCCAGTCTGCCACAAACGTTCCCTGTATATTTCCGTAGTCCTGTTTAATCAGATGATTGTGTTCGAGTTCATTTTTGATATTCGCAATGTTGATTGCTGATTGAAGTCCTGTGTCTGCCATCGGTAGTATGAATTGATATTTATCAGGATGTTCAAGTGCAGCCCATAGCGGTAATGCCAGCGATCCGAATGTGCTTTTTGCACTTCCACGAAATCCGACAATCTCTACCATGCGTTCATTGTGGTCACCGAGCGTGTTGAGTAATTCTTTATGAAAAAGTGCAGGCTCTTTATCAAGATAGTGCGAGAGATATACCAAACAAAAACCAGTGAAAGTTCTTGCAAGTTGTCGACGTGTTTTGTAGTCATCAAGAAATTGATTACTGCTCCACCACATCTGTTCGCTGTTTTGGTTCGTCAATGATGATTGGTTCATAGGTATTTTCTTTTGGTATGATTCCCCAATTTGCGAAAGCCTTCATCATTGCTTCCTTGAGTTCAGCTGGTAATGGTTGAG